GGGGTTAATTCCCCCGAAGGCCGCCTTGCGCGGCCTTTTTGCGTTGAGGCGCTGTCAGGCCGCGGACGTCCTACACTCGCGAGCATTGCCGGGACTGCCTCACCCCATTGCCTGGCGCTGCCTCCTCCGGCGACGGGCAATCACGCGGCTGCCTCCCTTCGGGTTGAGGTAGCCGCTTCTTGTTTTTCCCGCTTAGACGATCAACTGAACGATGTGTGCGAACGGCGTCATAGCCCACTTGCCGCTGCTATCCTTTGCGGTTCTGTAAATGATGAAGTCACGGCCGACCGTGAATTCCGCATGCATGGTGATCTCATTGCCGGTCGAGAGCACGGCCCTGAGTTCGGTGACGTGTCGTTGCATAATTTGCTCGCTGATCAAATCAGCAAGAGCCTGATTGAGGATGCCAGCCATTTCTAGCCCCACACTTGTTTGCGGCGCACTTACGCTATCCCCTCAACCGACAGGCTGCCTTGTCGGCAGCGTCCCGGTCCTTACCGTGCTGCTTGATGATGCGGCGTGCGTCCGCGGCAGTAATGCCGTGCTTCTTTGCGAAATAAGAGACGTCGTACTCCTGAGTGCCGGCAGCTAGTCGGCGGTCTGCTGTGGACTTGGTCTTATCGACTGCCATTTAAGGTACCCTTCCTTTGCCTGACGAACAACGCAGACGGGAATCGCAGGTTCCGAGGCAGTATGGCAGATCGGCTGAGGCAGAAGGCTATCGAAAGCTATATCGAACTGCGCGTTGGCGACGCCTGCGCGAGCGACAGCTTTCGGACGCGCCACTTTGCCAATGGTGCCTAGAGTCGGAAATCGTCACCGAGGCAACCGAAGTGCACCACGCGACGCCTCACCGAGGGTCTGAAGAGTTGTTCTGGAATGGCCCGTTCGTCAGCACATGCAAGCCCTGCCACTCATCGAGAGGGCAACGCGAGGACCTCGGGCAGGTGACGCAGACGTTCGGCGCGGACGGGTGGCCGGTCGCCTAACCCCACCGGGGCTTCGATGTCTGGGGCCTTCCGGGCTGCGTACCGGCGGCACAAAAGAACGCGTTACGCCGCTAGTTTTGAGATTATTTTTTGAGCAGTCTAGGAGCGAGATATGGGCGCGAGAGGACCGCGGCCTGAAACTCCTGAAATTCAGGCTCTGAAAGGCAATCCCGGCAAGCGCAAGAAGCGTGCGCCATCGATAAAGCCGGCAGGCGAGACTGTCATCCCGAACTATCTGAAGGGTGACGCGCTGGCCTGCTTCAAGATGATTACGGCAGCCATGCCGCCTGGATATTTCGCCTCAACCGACACGGGCTCGATTGCCGTGTACGCAGCGGCATGGGCTGACCATAAGGCGGCCGTTAGCGCGCTGGCCGTAGAGCCGGCGATTGTTGATGGCTCCACCGGCAATAAGCAGCCGAATCCGTGGTTCAAAATCAAGAACGAAGCGGCTCGCATCATGATGGCCATGGGCGATCGCTTGGGGCTTGACCCCAAGTCGCGAGCGGCGCTTTCGCCTCCAGAGGAGAAGAAGTCATCGAAGTTCAGCGGCCTGATTGGGCGAAGCGCGGAGACGGCGTAACGACTGACGGCCTGGCCCGCGCAAAACAGGTGATCGATTTCATCGAACTGCTGCGTGTACCGAGCGGCGAAGGACAAGGCGAATACATCAAACTTAGGCCATGGCAGAAGCAGTTTGTGGTGGATTTATACGCACCGCAAAACGCCACTGGCAGGCGCCGAGTACGGCGAGCAATCCTGTCTGTTGCCAGGAAAAATGGGAAAACGGCGCTAATTGCGGCCATCGTCTTGGCTCACCTCGTCGGGCCGGTCTCTGAGATCAATGGCGAGATCTACTCCGCCGCAACTGATCGCGAGCAAGCCGGCCAGGTCTTTAAGTTTTGCAGACAGATTGTCGAGGCCGACCCCGAACTGGATGCGGCGAGCGGCGGACTCATCACGGTTGTCCCGTCGACGAAGACTCTGGTGTGCAAGAGCAACGGCTCGTTCTACCGCGCGTTGTCGGCAGAGGCTGGCACTAAGCACGGCCTAAATCCTAGCGTATGGATTTACGATGAGTTGGCGCAGGCCCGCGACCAAGAGCTCTACGAGGTTATGAACACCTCGCAGGGCGCGCGCAAAGAGCCTCTTGGCATCGTCATTTCAACGCAATCTCCGGATCCGGAGCACCCGCTTTCTAAGTTGGTGGACGACGCGCTCGTTGCGGACGACAACACCGTCTTGGTACATCTTTACTGCGCCAACGACGACGCGGACATCATGGACGAGACCGCGTGGCAGGCAGCCAATCCGGCACTCGGTGATTTCCGCTCCATGGACGACCTTCGCGCTCTTGCGGTGCAGGCCACGCGAATGAAGACCCTCGAAGCTTCGTTCCGCAACCTGTACCTGAATCAGCGAGTTGACCAAAATTCACCGCTCATTCCGCGATCGGAGTGGAAGGCTTGCCAGACAGGCGACACGCTGCGCCTGGGCGAGAAGATTTATCTGGGTCTCGATCTTTCCGCTGTAGGCGACTTGACGGCTCTTGTTGGCGTGTCTGCCGAGTTTGCGGAAGATCGTATTGGCGCATGGCACTGGAAACCGCAGGAGTGGGTGCAGGATCACGCGCACCGCGATCGCGCGCCCTACGACGTGTGGTCGCGAGCGGACGAAGGGTGGCTGGAGACGCCGCCTGGCCGTATCGTCGACTACGGCTTCGTTGCAAAACGAATCGCGCAGATACGGGACGACTATGAGATCGTCGGGATTGCCTATGACCGCTGGCGTATCGAGCAGCTTTTGGCGGAGTTCGTTCGCTTGGGCGTTGATGCGTACATCGACTGCAAGGATAACGATCTAAGCGGAGGCATCAGGCTTGTTCCGTGGGGGCAGGGCTTCCGCGATATGGCTCCTGCCGTTGATGCGCTCGAGGCGTCCGTCATCAACCGGAAATTCAAGCACAACGGAAACCCTGTCCTGGGTTTCTGCTTCGCAAACGCGATTGTCGTGTCTGATCCTTCTGGAAATCGGAAGCTTGATAAGACCAAGACGCGCTTTCGTATCGATGGCGCCGTGGCTACCTGCCAGGCGCTAGGTCTCAAGTACCGCGAAGTTGAGCAGCCCTCTGAAGTAACATCCTTCTGGGAAGTCCTGAACCCCAACCAGCAATACTAACAACAAGGAAAGCCGGATGGGTCTCATTGATAGGCTTCTCGGTCGCAAGGCCGAAGAAAAGGCCGTGTCGTTCGATCCCGTGTGGCTCGATTGGTTCGGCTCTAGGCAATCGAAGGCAGGTGTTCCCGTGAATTGGGAGCGCGCGCTGGACGTTTCCACGGTATTCGCGTGTATCCGAGTTATCGCCAATGGCGTTGCGCAGGTTCCCCTGCGCGTCATGAAGGAACTGCCTGACGGGAAGGGAGGCACTCCCGCTACCGAGCATCCGCTATACACGGTACTGAATCGACGCCCAAACAAGTGGATGACGTCTTTCGAACTCCGAGAGACGCTCATTTTTCACGCAGCGCTGACCGGCAACGCATTCTTCTACAAAAACATGGTCCGTGGCCAGGTCAGGGAGCTTATCCCGATTGACCCTGGCTGCGTCACGGTTACGCGGAACAACGATTATTCGCTGACCTACACGGTAAGCGGCATTGATGGGCGGTCGATGGACTTCCCGCAGTCGTTGATATGGCACATTCGCGGGCCGTCTTGGGACACGTGGCGCGGCTTGGACGCCGTGCAGCAGGCTCGCGAGGCAATCGGCCTCACGATCGCGACGGAGAACACACAGGCCGAGATGCATGCGAACGGTATGCAGGCTTCTGGCGTGTATTCCACCGACAACAAGATCGATCCAGAGAAATACAAGCAGATCCAAGCCTGGATTGCAGCGCAGGTCGGCGGACCGAACAAACATAAGCCATTTGTGATCGATTCCGGTTTCAAGTGGACGCCGCAGACGATGACTGGCGTCGACGCGCAGCATCTTGAGACGCGAAAATTCCAGACCGAGCAGCTTTGCCAGTCTCTTGGCGTGTTTCCGCAGATGATTGGGCACGCCGGCCAGGCAATGACGTTTGCGAGCGCGGAGCAAGTGTTTTTGGCTCACGTTGTGCATACGCTCGGGCCGTGGTGGGAGAGAATCCAGCAGTCCATAGACGTTAATCTGCTCGATGGGCCGGAGGATGCCGGCTATTACGCAAAATTTAACGCCAACGGGCTGCTTAAGGGTGCCCACAAGGACCGAGCCGAGTTCTATTCCAAGGCTCTCGGCACTGGCGGGTCGCCCGCGTACATGACGCCGAACGAGATTCGCGCACTTGAAGACCTGAATCCGATCGAGGGCGGCGACGAACTGCCGAAGCCGACGAACGTTGGTGGCGCTCCAGCGCCAGACAAGCCGAAAGACGGCGCACAGGATCCTAAAAATGACGAAAAATAAGGACGGCGGAGCCATTGAGCACCGCAGTTTCGGTCTTGGCGAAGTAAAAGTTGCCGATTCCGACGGCGAAATGACGTTTTCCGGCTACGGTGCAGTTTTTGGCAACGTCGACAGCTATGGAGACGTGATTGCGAAGGGCGCCTTCGCTGAGACGCTGAAAAAGGCGAAGTCCAGCGGCGTTTGGCCCGCGATGCTATCGCAGCACGGCGGAATGTTCGGCGAGGACATGACGCCTATCGGCGTTTGGACCGAGATGCGTGAGGATGACACCGGGCTATGGGTTGAGGGCAAGTTTGCACCCACACCACGCGGCAAGGAGGCTTACGAGCTCCTCAAAATGAAGCCGCGCTCTGCGTTTAACGGCCTCTCCATCGGCTTTCGCGCCAAGGAGTGGGCGGTGCGCACTCAGCCCGAAGATCCCCGGCGCACACTTAAGGCGGTCGAGCTTCTAGAGGTTTCGTTGGTCACATTCCCGGCCAACGGCAAGGCGCGCGTTCTGAGCGTAAAATCTGAATTCAACCCGCGAGACATCGAGGACAGCCTGCGTGAAGCCGGCCTGTCGCGGGCGGACAGCGTGAAGGCTGTTGCGGTTCTCAAAAGCATGCTGCTTCGCGACGAAGCGGAGGACACGACTCCTCGTGATGAGGATGAAACGGCCAAAAAGAGCGAGGCTGAGCTAACCGAGCTTGCCGAGCGCATCAAGGCGCTGATCGCCTAACTGGCGGCACGCTCTCAGTAACCACCACATCATCAGGAGACCACCATGGCCGATTCTGCCATCGAAAAAGTTATGACTGCGTTTGAGGAATTTAAGTCCACGAACGACGCGCGCCTTAAGGAAATTGAAAAGAAGGGCGCTGCTGATCCAGTGACTGCCGAGAAGCTCGGCCGCATTGAGACTGACCTTTCCAAACTGGAGGATATCAACCAGAAGCTGACCGCCGCTGCGCTTGAAGCCAAGAAGGAGCGGGATCACGTCGACGAGCTCGAGGCAAAGCTCAATCGACTGTCGCTCGCGGCTGCGAACGACAACGTCCGACAGGATGAAGTCAAATCACGATCAAACACGTGGGCTCGCGCCGTCGTCGGCGCCATCACCCGCGGAGAGATGAATATCTCGGCCGACCAGCAGAAGGCTCTGGCGGACGTCACCGCCGAATACAAGGCTATGTCGGTCGGCAACGATACCACTGGCGGGTACCTTGCGCCGGCAGAATACGTCCGAGAGATCATCAAGGGCGTCACAGAGCTCTCGCCAGTTCGTTCGATGGTCCGCGTCCGCCAGACCTCGTCGAAGGCGATCATGATCCCGAAGCGCACTGGTCAATTCTCTGCCAGGTGGACGGCTGAACAGGCCACTCGCACGGAGACTGACGGTCTCCGCTACGGCATGTGGGAAATTCCGACCCACGAGCTTTACGCTCTGGTGGACATCAGCGAGCAGAACCTCGAGGATTCCGCTTTCGATATGGAAGCCGAAATCCGCCTCGAAGCTGGCGAACAGTTCGCAGTCGCTGAAGGTGCGGCCGTGGTTTCCGGCGACGGCAACGGCAAGCCTGAAGGCTGGATGACTGCAAGTGGCGTTGGCGAAAACAACTCCGGATCAGCAACCACGATTGCTGATGCCGACGGCCAGGCAAATGGATTGCTGACGCTGAAGCATGCGCTGAAGACGGCTTATACCCGCAACGCCGTGTGGGCGCTGAACCGCACCACACTTGGCTCTGTGCGACGCTTGAAGGATGCTGACAAGGGTTACGTTTGGCAACCTGGCCTTGCGCTCGGCAAGCCGAACACAATCGATGGCGATCCCTACGTCGAGGTTCCTGACATGCCCAACGAGGGCGCCGGCGCTTTTCCCATTGCTTACGGCGACTTCCAGCGTGGCTACACGCTCGTTGACCGCATTCAGATGTCCATGCTTCGCGATCCTTACACGCAGGCAACCGTCGGCAACATTCGCTTCATGTTCCGTCGCCGCCTCGGCGGCCAGGTGACGCTTGCCGAAGCGTTCCGCAAGCTGAAGTGCGCGGCCTAATAGCCAAAAGGCAAGGGCGGCCTCGTGCCGCCCATTCTTTTTCACAATAAGGAGACAGCCCAATGGCTTCGAGAGACCTTTTCAACAACATTGGCGTGACGCTTGCCGTCTCGCCTGCCGTTCTGACGGCAACCAACACCTCCGCAGCGATTGACCTTGCCGGCTTTGAGGGCGCAACTGTGGTCATCACCACTGGCGCAATCGCAGGGTCCGGCAACTTCACGCCGAAGCTTACGCACTCGGATACTTCTGGCGGCACTTACACCGACGTCGCCGCTGCCGACCTGATCGGCTCGTTTCCGACCGTTCTTGCCGCCGATACGGCCTTCAAGGTCGGCTACAAGGGTGCCAAGCAGTTCGTCAAGACTGTCCTCACGCTCAACAGCGGAACGTCGATCGCGGCAAGCGCCGTAATCGTCAAGTCTCACGCTCGCAGCAAGCCTGTAGCGTAATGCATCGAGTTGTGCGGCCATTTGCCTATTCAGCGGGTGGCCTCACGCTCGTTGACCTGAACGTCGGGGACGAGCGTGATTTTGGCGATCTAACTTACGGTCTGCTCAAGGAAGGCTACATCGATCCCGTGTCGGCCGTTGCCGAGCCGGCGGGAGAGCCCCTCGCTGAAGCGGTGAAAATTGAGCCGCGTGCTGTACGCAAGAGGAAATAAGCGATGAGTTTGCGCCTTGTAACGCCAGCTACGGCGGAGATTGTTACGCTCGCCGAGTCGAAGGCGCACCTTCGTGTCGACTTTATCGATGATGACGCATACATCACAGCACTTGCCGAGGCAGCGCAGGATTGGCTTTCCGGCGAAAACAACTGGCTCGGGCGATCGGTTGTGGAGCAGACCTGGGAACTCAAGTTGGAGCGCTTCCCGTCTGGCAAGGTGGACTTACCGAAGCCGCCGCTAATCGAGGTGACTGGCGTTTTTTACACGCCATCAGATGGCGGTGCTGAAGTCGAGATTACGGATTTTCGCGAGATTGACGTCGGCGTCTCTGAGGGCGGGTACATCCTTCCGGCAAAGAATACGGATTGGCCAGACACCGACGGCGAGCCTGGATCTGTCAGGATTACATTCGAGTCCGGGTATTCGGACGTACCTAAATCCATAAAGCACGCTGCGTTGCTCATGATTGGCCACTGGTATGAAAACAGAGAGGCCGCGAGCCAAGCAAAAATAAGCGACCTGCCGATGGCGGTTGATGCTCTCCTTTACCCTTACCGAAACTGGCGCGGTTAGCGCGGGGAATTCACAAAATGGCTGTTACCTATAACGCCGCGGTGAAGACCGCGCGCATGACTGCGACGCGCGACCATTTCGCCAACGGCACGCTGGAGATTTTGACGGCGGCTGATGCTGTTCTGGCAACTTTCGGGCTTGACGCTGCTGGCGGCACTGTCTCCGGAGCCGTCTGGACGCTGGTTTTTGACGCCTCGACAGTAGCGGCTGGCGCAAGTGGCACAGCGGCCAAGGCCCAGATCAAGACGAGCGGCGGCACTGCCCACCTTACCGGACTTACGGTCGGAACGTCTGGCTCCGACATCAACCTCGATTCCGTATCGATCACGTCTGGCCAGAATGTCACCCTGTCGAGCGCGACCGTAACGCACGCGGCCTAAGCCATGGCGATCGGGACGCCAACGCACCTAATAGCGGCTGGCGCCACAGCAACTACGGCAACGTCAGCCAGCTTTACGCCATCGGCAAACGTCCGCATCTTTGCGTTGTGCGCTGCCCGAGGCTCCACGGCCGCAGTCCCGACGATCAGTGATAGCCTGGGCGGCACTTGGACTGCAGTTACAGGGTCCGGAATTGACGCGGGCGTCATCTGCGGCGCAATTTATTATCAGGATGTCGGAGGCAGCCCGTCGGCGCGCACCGTTACGGTGACGGCTACGGGCACGCCAACACAGGTGGGTTGCGAAGTATTCGAGATATCAGGCACAGGCGCGATATCTTCGAATTTCCACAGCAACGTGAACGCGGCCGGCGACCCATCCGTCACGATGAGCGCTTATGCGGCGACATCCATTCTTGTTGCGCTCGGAGTCGGCAACGCTGGCTCCACATGGACGCAGCCGACAGGCTGTACGGAGATTTATGATTTAGCCCCGGCGACCAACGTCAGGCTGAACGTCAGCTATGACATGACGTCGCCGGCAACGTCGCTGACGTGGACATCCACATCTACGGATTCGATCGGCTACGGGCTCGAGATTACAGAGGCGACTGCGGGCGCGGCCGTGACTGGGGCACTGGCGGCCACAGAGGCAGGCGGAGACGACTTCGCTGGTTCCGGTGCTGTCTTGGTGTCTGGGTCGCTTGGCGCCGCTGAGGCGGGTGCTGACGGACTTGCTGGTGCTGGTACTGTTCTTGTTTCGGGGGCGCTTGCGGCCGCGGAAGCTGGGACGGACGCGGCGCTGGCCGTTGGCCAAGTTGCGGTAGCTGGCACCTTTGGGGCTAATGAGGCGGGCGCAGATGCGTTTGGCGCCTCGGGTGCCGTTTCCATATCCGGCACGCTTGTAGCCGCAGAGACTGGATCAGACACGTTTTCTGGCTCCGGCTCGCAGGTTGCTGCGATTGCCGGGAGCGTAGCTGCCACTGAAACTGGCGGCGACATTGCCGCGATGTCTGGCGCCGTTCGCGTTGCCGGTGTCTTGGGCGGCTCTGAAGTCGGCGCAGACGCCGTAGTCGTCTCTGGCGCAGTGCTTGTGGCGGGCTCCTTGTCTACTGATGAGGCAGGCTCTGAAACAGCCGATATGGCTGGCGCCGTTCCTGTGTCTGGATCCATGGCCGCGGATGAATCCGGCGCGGACGCACTGGCGGCCAGCGACGACCAGTTGGGCGAGCCTGATCCGAGCAGAACGGTAGCTGTTGGCGCCGAAAACAGAACGGCGTCGGTTGATGCCGAAGACCGAGTGGCAGTAGTCGCGTCCGAAAACAGAATTGTCGCGGTCTAGCGGCCCGGTGTGGGGACAGCAATGAGCATTTCATGGACGCCGGTCAAAGACCCGGATGAGGTCAAAGATTACTCTCTCGATTGGTCCGCACTGCTCGTTGACGACACGATCAGCACGTCAACGTGGACGTTGGCAAGCGGCGTTGGGCTGACAATCGGCGCCAGCAGTAACACAGACACACTGTCTACCGTCTGGCTATCAGCAGGAACGGCAGGGGTGAATTACGAATTGCTCAATCGCGTCGTGACGACCGGCGGGCGAACCTACGACCAGACGGTCAAACTCAAAGTCAGGGTGAAGTAACCGTGATGTACAAGGTTGTTGAATTCGACGGCGGCGCAAAGGCCATGCATAAGTTTGTGAATGATCAGGCGGCGGAAGGCTATCTGTTCGTTCAGGCCGTCTACATGACCACCTATCAGTGGCGACTGTTCTTCAGGATCGCTACCGACGGCAATTAAGATGCCCGCCGTGTCCTGTCAGACGCGGAAGATTTATTCAAGGCAGCCGCCCTCGCGGCATTAGCACTGCAAAAGGAACGAACCATTGGCCGATCTAGTCATCGCAGCGGCGAGCGTAATTGCCGGCACGAATTCCACGCGCGACGTTGGCACTGCTGGCGCGACCATAACCGCTGGCCAAGCGATTTATTTGGACGCGGCCACAAACAAGTGGCTTCTCTCCGACAACAACGGCACCGGCACTCGGCAGGTGCACGGCATTGCATTGAATGGCGCCTCGCTTAACCAGCCCGTTTCCATCCACAAGGCCGGCGACATCACGATCGGCGCCACGCTGGTCGCGGGAACTGACTACTGGCTCAGCGGAACGGCCGGTGGTCTTTGCCCTCGCGCCGACCTAACGACTGGAATGGATGCTGTTCAGGTCGGAATTGCGAAGTCGACGACCGTTCTTGCCGTCGACGTCCAAGATCCTGGCGTGACGCTCGCCTAATGGCCTGGGTGGAGTTCAAGAGGGATTTTTATTGGGTCCAGCCTGGCTTCACCATCGCCTACAAAGCCGGAATGACGCTCAACGTCACGAGGTCTTGCGCCGACGAGGTCATCAGCAATGGCGCCGCGGTGAAAGTTGCGGCGCCTCGCAAGGAGAACACGGATGGCCAAGAAACCAAGCGCCGGCCGCATGCATCAAAGGCTGCACTTTCAGAAACGTGAGGCCATTGACGACGGGGCTGGGAATGAAGTCTCAGGACCGTACGAAACCGTCTTCACAGCCGCGGCCGAGCTGATCCCGCTCAGGGGAGGCGAGCCTGTGCAGGCGGCCAGGCTCGTTGGCGTGCAGCCCTACACGGTTCGAATTCGCAGTTGCGCTGCTGCGCGTGAGGTGACCACCTCATGGCGCATCGTGGATGCTCGGAACGCGTCGCGCGTCATGAACATCAGGACCGTCACCAACCCAGACCAGAAAAACGCGTGGCTCGACCTGCTGGTTGATGATGGGGTGGCGACGTAATGGCGTTCAAGGCGAAGATTTTGGGCCGTGAGGCCCTTACGCGAAGGCTGAACGAGCTAGCGCCCGCTGTCGAGAAGTACGCAGCCGAGGCGAAGCTCGAGATTGCCAAGGAAGCAGCCACGCGCATTGCCGCAAAAGCACCTCGTGGTGCAACTGGCGACTACGCGGCCAGCATCCAAGGCGCCCGTCTGGCGGATAACCCAGACAAAAAGCAGATCGGCATTACGCAGACCAAGGACAAGGATGCAACCGGAGTCTTCGCCGAATACATCTGGCGTTTCTTGGAATTCGGAACTGCCCCGCACAATGTCGCCCCAGGCGGCGGCAACATCAGTTTTAGCGGTGAAGCGCAGATGCACCCCGGCACGGCCGCGCAACCGCACGTCTTTCATACGTGGCGAGCCTACCGCAAAGCGGCCCGCCGCAAACTGCTGGCGGCCGTTAACAAAGGCGTCAGGGAAGCGCAGGGTAAACGCTGATGGCTAGTCCAGAATGGGAACTGCAGGTCGCCATAGTAGCGCGCCTGAAGGCGGATGGCCCGGTCATGGCGCTGAGCAACGGCGTTTACGATCAGCCACCTGATACTGCGTTCGCCGCACCAAAAGAATCGTATGTCACGATCGGCGAGGCCCAGTTTCTACGCGACGACGCGACGTGCATTAGCGGCGGAGAAGTTTATCTGACGCTTCACGCATGGTCACGGAAGGTCGGGTACCCAGTTGCCAAGCAAATCGCAGACGCCGTCTTAGAGAGCCTGCACTTGGCACCGCTGACGCTGGCAACAAACCGCCTGATCTCAATCATGCACCGCCAAACGCGGGTATTTCGCGATCCAGACGGGCTTACATCTCACGCGGTCATCGACTTCGTGGCCAATGTTGAGAAGCCGTAGCAGCAGCGCGTCTGCGGCTACACACACCACCAAAATCACCAAAGCGACCCGGCCATCTGCCGGGTTTTTTCATACACGAAGGAACCTAACATATGGCAACTGGTCAGCAACTTGGCAGACTGCTTCTCATCAAGATCGGCGACGGCGCCACGCCGGAAGTCTTCAGCAACCTTTGCGGACTGAAGACGCGCAGCTTCAACATGTCGGCGAACGAGATCGACACCACCGTGCCGAGCTGCACTAATCCTGGCGGCCCGGTACAGAAGACCAGCCGTCCCGGTATCTCGAACCGCACCTTCTCTGGTTCTGGAGCGTTCGTCGCCGGCGCAGCAATGACGACTTTTATGGGCTACGTCCGCGCGTCTAGCGCCTTCAATGCGCAGGTCGTCGTTCCTGGCGACGGTACTTATGAAGGCAGCTGGATGATTACCGATTTTGAAACGAGCGGCGACGTTGAGCCGAACATGGAATTCAGCGCGACTTTCGTCGCAGCCGGAGAGCTGACCTTTACGGCTGAGGTGTAATCCATGGCTAAAGAGGAGAGCATAATGGTGAACGGCGCCCGCGGCGAAGTTCTGCTGACGATCGACGGCGTTGAACTAGTCATCGCCGCCAGCATGGGTGGCCTTGCCGCTGTGTCGACGAGGCTGGACTGCAAGTCCTTTCAGGATCTCTTCATGCGCCTGTCTGGCGTTGAGGCGGCCGCTGTGTTGGCCGGCATTGAATTGCTGACCATCAAAGGCGATCGGCTTGCTGCGATTCAGAAGCTCAAGCTGAAGCACTTCAAGGACTGCGCCGCAGCATTCAACGCCGCTCTCGCACATCATTTCGATGATGGTGACGAGGGAAACGTCGAAGCGGTCGCGGACGCGACGAAGTAAGCGCGCCATTCCCATGGCGCGACTGGATGCGCATTGCGCTCGGAGGTCTCGGCTGGCGTCCCGCTGATTTTTGGGACGCCTCCCTGACCGAGTTCTTTGAGGCAATCCACGGCCGCAATGAAGCAAATGGTGCAGAGGGTGAGCAGAGCGCGCCGTCTGGTGGCGAAATGAACGCGCTGCTGGCCAAGTATGGGTGATGAGATGAATGAAGTTAATCCTGCTCCGGCAAGGTCCGACCTACAGCGCTTAGAAGCCGAAGTGCAGTTTTTGCGGCAAGAGCTTGCAGACTTTCAAAATTCATATTTTCGGCATCAGGAGGCAATCTCACGTGGATACTCAGGTTATCACCGTGAGGATCTAGCTCGTCGCGCATGACGCGAAAATCGACTTTCGCCAGTAGGCATTTGTCCGCTCCGCTTCCGACCTCTCTGATGAAATCGACCTCGTGGTGAAGAGTTGGTCCAGCCATCAATAGCACCCCCTCAAGCCCGCCACACGCGGGCTTTTCCATTTCTAGGATATTAGCCTGATGGTTGAAAAGACAGACGATCTTGTAATTTCCATCAGCACCGACCTTGCAACGGTCAAAAGGAGCCTAAAGCGGCTCGAGGCGGACATTTCGTCGACCACCGGCAAGGTCGAAAAGCAGTTTAACGCCCTCGGCAACGGCATAGACAAATCCATGTCGACGGCCCTGCAAAAGCGCATCGACGGCATGGTCGGTGTCGGTACGCGCGGAGCCAAGGAGTGGAGTGGAGCGCTCGCCGATCAGGGCAAGGAGCTTGAGCGTCTTCGCGCTCGCTACTCGCCGCTTTTTGCGACGATCAACAATTACAAATCAGCCGTTGCCGATATTAAGCGGGCTCACGCAGTCGGCGCCATCTCGGCAAACGAGATGACATCGGCGATTCAGCGCGAGCGTCAGGCTGCGCTGGCAAGCACGGCTGCGATCAAGGGCAGGAACGCGGCCCTAAAGGATACGCCTGCCGCCCGCGGTGGTGGCGGTGCATTCAACACCTCGAACCTCGCCGCGCAAGGCTTTGACATTGCGACCACCGCGGCGTTCATGCCGTGGCAGACGGTCGCTCTGCAGCAAGGTCCACAGGTTGCGCAGGTCTTCAACGACATCAGGGCAAGTGGGCAGAAGATCGGCCCTGCTGTAGCTGGCGCCTTCTTGCAGCTTGTTAATCCGATTTCGCTGGTGACCATCGGCGTCATCGCTGCCGGCGCTGCGCTGATCCAATATATTTCGAGCTCGAAGGACGTCAAAAGCGCAGACGACGTCCTGAAGGGCCACGCCGAGACCATCTCTCTCCTCAAAGAGAGATACGGCGAAGCCGCAAAAAGCCTTAGAGAATATGCGACTGAGAGCGCACAAGTCGCCAAGGCAGATATCGAAGATCGCCTAAAGAACGCGCGTGAACTTGTCGCAGAACAAGCCAAGATCGCGGCTTCCTTTGGCCCCGGCATACTCACTGAGAACGCCTCGATTCTGAAGGACATGAACCCGGATGTTGTCCGGAACCTGCGAACCGCATTCGCTGATCTGAACACCTCCATCAGGCGAGGCGAGCCTGACATTCTGCGTTTCCGCGAGGCTCTTTCTCGCATCGCTAATGATGAAAGTGTGCCGGAGCCTATAAGGAAACTGGCGCAGGATTTTCGTCAATTCGACGAAGACACGCTGAAACTCGCGAAGAGCATTCCAGAGATGGTCAAGTCACTTGACCTGATCGAGGGTTCCGCGGATCGGCAGACGCAAGCCATTAACAAACTCTCTAACGCTCTTCGCGATCTCAATAAAATTGGTGTTGCTCCGCTCACCGACCTACAGGAGGCGGAGAGGCTTTGGCGAGATGCTCGCCGCAACGCCGCAAGCCGTGAAGAGCGTGATGATGCCGACACCGCGTATCGAGATGCTGTACGTCGAATTGGCAACGCAAACCCGACTGTCGTAAATCCTGACGGGCGCACAGTCCCGGTTCCAATCCCTGGCACAAAGCCGATTCAACTTGGCGACGAGCTAGATAAGAAAGCCGAAACGGCCGCACAGCGCGCAGCGAACGCTTACCGCGATCTAATCAAGAGCGCAGATGATCGTATCGCGCAGTTGCAACTCGAGACAGAACTAACGGGAGAATACGGCGTTCAGACCGATGCTGCACGCTTCCGGCTCGAGCTACTGCAGGAGGCGGAAGACAAGGGTCGATCCCTGAGCGCCGAGCAGCGCGCCGAGATTGAGAAGAAGGTCGAGCTATACAGCAAGTACTCCAAGGCGCTCTCGGAGGCGAAGCTGCAGCAGGACTTGCTGGACGCCAACCTGCTGGCCGGCATGTCGAAGATCGACCAAAACATTGTAGAGACGCAGAAGTCCTACGGCTTACCGCAGGATCCGAGCAGCGCATCTGGCAAGGCGCTACGTCAGCAGATCAACCGCGAGGATATTGCGAATACCACCGCGACCTTCCTTTCGGAGTTCTCTAGCGGCGCAATGACAAAAGGCAAGAGGCTTGGCGAGGCCTTTGGCGAAGCCGCTCTGAATGCCCTGCAGACGTCAATGCAAAAGCAGCTTGATAGCTTGTTCGGCCAGATCGGCAACGCTCTCGCGGAGGCCCTCCTTGGCGGTGGCGGGAAGAGCGGTGGCGTCGCTGCCGTAGCGTCCTCTGCGGCCACGACGTTCGCTGCTCCTGTTGGTGCTGTGACGCGGTCGACCCTGCCGGCGGCTGCGATGCCCCCTGGAGATATTGCCTCCTACATCACGCAAGCGGCAATCAAGCGAGGTATCGACCCAGCTATCGCTCTAAAGGTTGCCAAATCTGAGGGCGGTCTCGACAGTTGGAATCTCCAGTCGAATTACGTCAA